AAGAACTCGACCTTGGGTTCTAAGGCTACAGGCGAGCGTTATCTCCCAGAGAAGGCGATTAAGTCTCTCTCGTCCAAAGAGTACGCCGCCACCAGCCGAGCAAAGCGCAAGGGAACAAGAGCCGGTAAACAATTCGTCAAACAACCCAAGAGAATTGCAAAGAAGACAGCCAAGTTCCGCAAGTAATGTGTCATCGCAGGGTCAGGAAGGCTCATCTGAAGCACAGGAAAACGGCAGTCTCAAAGCAGGGTCGTCTGACAAAAATCAGACGGATTAGAGACCGACGCGAAGAAACCGAATATGCGCTAGAGAGTATAAGAGAATGGCTACAAGCGGAACAGCTACGTTCAACCTCGACATCAATGAAATCATAGAAGAAGCATATGAGCGCGCCGGTCTTGGGCGCGCTTTTTCTGGTAATGACTACCGGACAGCGAGACGTAGCCTCAACCTGCTTGGTCAGGACTTCGCCAACAGAGGAATCAATCTGTGGACTATTGAGGACTCAACTCTCTCCCTCACATCAGGAACCGCGAGCTATACGCTGCCCGCTGACACTGTAAGCATCCTTGACCATTCAATAAGAACTGGAACAGGGACTTCGCAGAGTGACCTGACAATTACTCGCATGAACATTGGCGAATACGCTGGCATCTCCAGCAAAAACACAAAAGGTCGCCCGGTCAAGATTTACATCGAACGTCTGCGCGATGCTCCACAGATTACTGTTTGGCCTGTGCCGGACAACAATACATACACGCTGGTCTACTACCGCATCCGTCGGATTGAGGACTCTGCGGCTGGGGCAAACAATCAGTACGACGCCCCTACTCGGTTCCTCCCAGCAATTATATCAGGTCTTGCCTATCAGCTTGCCCTGAAGAACCCCTCGGTCACTGACCGTATAACCCTCCTCAAGCAGGTGTACGAGGAGGATTTCAATCTGGCGGCAACGGAAGACCGTGACCGCTCTGACTTTAGAATAGTCCCAGCCCTATAGGAGAGAGCTATGCCGGGAATGAAGATGGTCAAAAACAAAGACGGGAAGATGGTTCCTGACTTTGCTGCTGATGGTGTTGGTAAGATGAAGAAGGGTGGCCCTGCCAAGAAAAAGACTGCTGCCAAGAAGGCCGCCGCTAAAAAGAAAAAAGCCCCAACCAAAGGTAAAAAGAAGATGGCCTATGGTGGCTCGGCCAAGAAGCCAATGGGCATGATGTATGGCGGTAAGCCCGTCTACAAGTCGCGGATGAACTAATGGGAGCGTTCGCCAGAGGGAAGCACTCAGTTGCCCTCTGCGACCGGTGTGGGCAGAGGTATCCCTATGAGAAACTTAAACCTCAAATTGAGAACCGCCGCCAAAATGGTATGCGCGTCTGTCCAACATGCTTGGATGTTGACCACCCACAGCTTCAGCTTGGTAGCCAAAAGGTTCACGACCCGCAAGCACTGAGACACCCGCGCCCAGACCGTGTAGAGCCAGCCAGTGTGGTTGCCCTCTTTGGGCAGAGGTTCCCTCACACCGCCGGGACTAATGAGTTCACGGTCATGTCAACCACTATGAGTATGGGGTCAGAGATGACAACCACCTCACTGCTGGTGTCCGGGTCGGCTGCCGCGTCAATGACAGGCGAGTTTACACAGACCACGACGGCTGACACCACGCTGGCGTCTCCAAGCTACACGAACCTGACCGTGACCGTCGCATCGGGAACCAACTATTATGGAACTGGTAACAAGTATTACATCTCTGGACTTTCTGGAGCCTCTCCTACAGTCACCCTTAACGAGGGGACTACTTACCGCTTCGACCAGTCTGATGCCTCAAATAGTGGCCATCCCCTGCGCTTTAGCACAACTGCTAACGGCACACATGGAGGTGGTTCTGAATACACCACAGGCGTGACAACTAATGGCACACCGGGTTCGGCTGGTGCCTACACGCAAATCGCAGTCGCGAGTGGAGCGCCCACTCTCTACTACTACTGCACCAACCACTCAGGTATGGGCGGGACGGCTAACACACCATGAACTACACAACGCTTGTTCAGAACATCAAAGATTTCATGGAGGATGACGGCACAGAGTTCTCTGCTGCCATCGACACCTTCATTGACATCACCGAACTCAAGTTGTCGCGGGAACTCAAGATTCCCGCCTTTCGCCGTCGTGCGACCTCCACACTCACAGCGAATGACCCGTTCATTTCCATGCCATCCGACATGGTTTCTCTGGAGAACCTCCATCTCATCGAAAGCAACAGCCGGACGCTACTCCTACTACGCTCTGACGAGTTCATGATGGAGTACTGGCCTGACCGTACAGCGACAGGCTCTCCTCGCTATTACGCTTATTTTGACGACGACACGATGTACGTCGCACCAACACCGGGAACTAATATCTCCGTGGAGATTAGCTACCGGCGTCGGCTCCCAGCACTGTCATCCTCAAACCTGACAAACTGGCTGACCGACAATGCAAGCGATGCACTTCTCTATGGGTGTCTTGTTGAGGCCGCTGCCTTCAA